ATTTCGGATTCTTCCTGGTCTTCTTTCTTAGTTTCGCCTCTGCTTCTCCCGTCGCTTGGCGTTCTTCTTTTGCGTGGGAGTGAGAGGAATCTTTTCGCTGAACTCTCCATAGCCAACCACGGGGTTTGCGGCAGTCCCGGGGTTCTTCTCTGGAGAGGTTTTGCTTGAGATTATTTTGTCTGACTGCACGGTCTCGAGGGCTTCCCTTGCTTCCGTGAGGCTACTCTTTAGTAGGTTGTTCGCTTTCATCAGCAGTTGTTGTTGTTCTGCGAGTTCTTCGGTGGCGTCTCCCCAGTTGTCAGCAGTTGAGGCTGCGGGTTTTAGGGCCTTTGCTTGGTCTCGCAATGTGCTGACTCTCAGCTTGGTCCTCTGGTCCAGCAGCCTCCACACTGCACTTTTGGGGTCCTTGTAGGTCCCTGATGTGATTGCTGCGGTTACTTCTGCGAGGGTCTTGCCTGGCGACCTTGGTGTTGGTGGCCTGTCTTTTATGTCGAACTCTGCTTCTGGCGTGTTGATGTCCAGGAGTGTCTGGTTGGTCAGTGGCTCTGTCAGTGAGATTCCTTCGAGGTCGCCCCCGAATTCGGACATGTTGTTCCAGTCGTCCAGGAATCCAGTGACGTCGATGCCTTTGACCTCAAGTCTCTTCCTTTTGTCAAGAGACATGTGCTTTGCTGCTGTTTCGATTAGTGGATTGTTCCAGCCTCCTATCAGCCTGATGGCCTCATACCTTACTATTTGGTATGCGATCTCGGCTCCTGGTTTCCGGGCTAGGGTTTTGTTTTCTAGTCCTTTTGGGTAGGCTACTGATGCAATTAGTCTATCGTTCTCAAGGACTGGGACGAACATCTGGAGTTGTCTGCTGAAGACTGCTGACCAGCCTAGAAGGTCGAGTTCCACCGCTTTTCCTGGCACCCTTGGTGGCATGTCGGACCCGTCGGCTAGGTAGCCGTCGAGAGGGGCGGTTTCAACGGCCTCCATGATGACTGATCTTAGGTCCTTCAGTTCTCTCTCGATTTTGAAGTTGATCCCGGTCTTTGCTTCGAGGTCCATGAATTCTTTGGACATCGGGTTTGGTCTTCCTGCTTTGTGCCATTCGGCCACCACAAGTGTTGACATGAGGTGGTTATTTAGGAAGGTGAAGGCGTTCCCGCTGCCTTGCCCGTAGGTCTTTAACTGCAGGTTCATCAACAGGCAGGTTGAGTCTACTACCATTGAGGGCCCAACATTCATGGCAAATGTGGCCCACGTTGGGTTGTACCGTGGTGAGCCGTCTTCGTTTGTCCATCCGCGTGTGAGCAGGTAGTACATCATTGCCTGCATGTGTTGTGGGGTACAGTTGGCTTCCCCTTTCTCAAGATCTATGGAGTACCAGGTGTTGTCTTGTAGTATGTATATGTTGTCGGCATATATCATGACTAGGTCCTGCTCCTGATCCAGGTGCTCTCTGATGATGGTCATGATTCTGTCCATTCCCCCATGGAAGGGTGAGAACCCGTACAGAGAGGGGGTCTGTGTGTTGGTGATATTGAGTTTGGACTCGTCCATCACGGGTGACGACACCATTGATAGTAGTAGGTGCGTTGGATAGGGGGCACTCCAGATGTTCCGGGTCTTCTTGTCCCAGTCTTTCTGTGTGTATCTCTCCCCTTTTGGGAACAGCAGGCCACAGCTCAGATACCAGAAGTCAGACAGCACTTTCTTGACGTCTGTCTCTGGGTCTGCTGATGTGGCTGCTTTCCCTAGGTCCCTTATGAAGGAGTCCGCCAGCACCAGGGCTTCTGCCGTGGTGTCTCCTTTGGTTTTGCCTATGTAGGGTAGGCCGGCGGATGACTTGACTGTCACGTGTGGGAGGTATGACCTGTCAGTTGATGGTTCTCCGGTGTACTGTATCAACCAGCTGGGGGCCCATCGGAGATCTGGGTCCTCATTCTTTGGAGGGTTGATGGGCAAGGTTTGCTCCATCAGTCTTGCCATCTGCTCGTTGGTGTAGCCAACGGCTTGTGGAGTCTTGTTTGGATTCCGGCCCGTTGCTACGGCCTTCATTGCCAGTAGCCTGTTCAGCTGTCCGGAGTAGCTGCCTGACCCATATTGCAGGGTTGCTATTGCTTCTCGAACTTGCCGTAGGGTCTCTGGTCCGGTTGGAAAGTCATTCTCCAGCAGGAAGAAGGTTAGCTGTTTGAGTAGTGTAATGTCTGGAGCCCCAAACGTTCCTACGTCATCATGGTCGGGTTTGTGGAATGGGTAGTATTTTGGGTAGAACGCGGTTGTTCCCTCTGGGACACTGACCGTTTCCTTAAGCTTGCCATCTTCCACCATGGTCGCTAGTCGAGGCAGAGCGGCATCTGTCTCTATTTCGACCATAGTGGGTATGGCTCGCGGCCTAAGTATCCGGTACTTGTGTTCTTTTAGGAACGCGGCTGCTGCTTGTGGGCTGTCTAACGGATCCTTTGCGGGTCTGAAGCGCTTAGGTATTAGAACATCCTCCACGTCTCCCTGCGTGCTCTTCATGAGTGCATTCAAGATAGAAGCCTTGTTCTGAGGTGAGTTGAAGATGTCCGACATATCATAAGTTGTATATTGTAGAGATTTTAAAGGGGGCACTTGC